AGGGTTTTTCATATCTAACATAGCACCCCCGTCCATCATCATACCACCTTCCATTTTAGCACCAATCTTTTCAGAGAATTTCTTACCACGACGGGGTTTTATGTCCCCTTCAATAATACCACCCTTTGATTTTGATGTTCCTTTATCAATTGCTTCGGCAAGTTTGTATCCACCTTTATATCCAAGTTCAAAAGGGTTCGCTTTACCTATTACTTGATAAGGAGCACCAGCAGCTTTACCTACTTTTCTGATTGTTTTTAAAATACCACCACCTTTTGTTTTTTTTGTAATCACTTCTACTAGTTTATCGCTTTCACCTTCGGGAACAAGAAGAGAAACTGGCGTGTCATCAATTGCTGTTTCAAGAGCAACCTTTGCTAAACCTTTGGGTGATTTACTCGCCTTTTTTGCTTTTTTTACAATAGGCATTTTATTAGCAATCTTTCCAGTTTTTTTAGCAACCTTTCCGATACTTTTCAAAAGGTTTCCACCTTCCACCATACCGCTATAAAGTCCAGCACCACCAAACTTTTTAACCGCTTTTTCGTGTGCTTCATCAAAAGACACCCCACGCATCATATTCATTCTCATAGATGCTAAATGTTTCTTATTATGATGTTTAGCATGTTCCATTAATTTCGCTTTCATTTCATCGCTTAACTTCATAAGTTTAGAACCACTCTTCTTAACAACTGCTTCTGTGGCTGAAACAGCAGAATCAATAACAGATTCGGGTTTTTTAACACCTTTCATTTTAAGAGTAATGTTAGGCATTTATAATATATGTAAAGATTTTTATTTACATACATTATTAATTTTGAGTTTATTTATAATCATTCACATCTATTATTTCTGTGAAATTTTTAATGTATCTTTTTTCGGGTGGTGCAGCAATATCTATTATTAAAGCATTAAATCTCTCGTTTGTTATATCAGCATACATTCTCATAAGTTGTTCTTTTGATAATCCCATGCTACATTCTGATAATATCATTTTAATATCTCTGTCGCCAGATAATTTTAATAGTATCAACTCGTTTGCATTACTTCTAATGAATTTGGGACAACGATAATAGGATTGAGAAATGTATATGATACTTACATTCTTTTTACGACACATCATGTAATATTTTTCTACTTCTGTCTGGTTTTTCGCCAATACTAAATCATCAATAATTACTAAATGGTTCTCTTTCTTGTCAAATTTTGATAATTCGGGTAATGTTTCTAACCCTTCACTAACTCGTATCTGTGGTGATATGAGTTCAATATATTTTAAAAGGGGTTCATCTTTGTCTTTACAGATGTAAAATATAGAGTTGTATGTCCCTTTACCATAACATACTCGTTCTAAATAATTTAAAACCCAATTAGTTTTTCCCCCACCAGAAGCACCTACTAAAACTGATCTGTGGGGAACAGAAAACAGATGTTTATCTGGGTAGTTGGGATTATCATTATTATCCAATAAGTTCTTTGGTATTATTTTGTAAAAGTTTTTCACATCATCTTTCGGCATTTATATAATACAGATATATTATTATACTTTATCATCGTTGTTTTCACTCGTTTCTTCTGATGTATCAATCATTTCAAATAATGTTCCCGTGTCGCTACTTAATTGGTTCTGTTCCATTTTAACAAAACTGCGTCGGGGTGTTAATGGTTTAGATTTTAATAAATTTGATTCAATTGGTGTAAGTTGATCGTGTATTTTTCTTTCGTATAAATTACTTTTTTCCATTAATTTTTGGTATTTAGCCATAGTTTCGTCTAAAAATATAATTCCACCAGATACTCGTAAATCTCTGGTTAAATTTAATTGTTTAAATATGTCAATCGCCAATATATAGTAATCCTTTGAGATCATCAGTTCATTTTCCATATTTTGTTGTATTTGAAAAAATGCCTCCATACTGGAAATAATTGCAATAAATAAACTAATGACACAATTTGTTAAAGATGCTGAATCTTGTCCGACATAAGCAGACAACGAAACTGCGAGAACCGAGTTCATACCATTTAAAATTATTGATGGTATTCTAAAATATTTAAGAGTTCCTTTGTAATAAAAATAGTTTTTTTTATGAACCCTCTCTAAAATGATTGAGTTTTTTCGTATGTGTTCGCATAATTCTTCAATATCATCAGTCCATTTATTAGTTTCTGTATCCATTATAATATATCTATATAATATAAAATGTCTGTATATAATCCACCGATTGAAGACATAGAATTTAACACTCTTGATTATAGTTCAGTAAATACTGCTATTATTACACCAACACAAGCAAAAGAAAGATATGTTGATCTTGATGTAGAACCTACATTAGTAATTGGAGATGGTATTTATAGTGATCCTATTTACATGGGAACTGGAAGTGGGACTGGTTCAGAGGTAGAACGAAATATTATTAAAAAAGTACGCATAATTCGTGTATTAGCCGCTACTGGTTCAACTGGTTCTAACGCCAATTTAATTTCTACTATGGAATGTCAAATATGGGTAGGTGGAGCAAATATTGCATTAACAGCAACTGCTACTACAAATAATCAATTTTCAACATTCACACCTAACAAAATAAATGATGGAACTATATCAAACACCAGTAGGGCAATTGCTGGGGCATCAAACAATACAAATATTGGGGACTATATCCAGTTAGAAGTAGGATCTGCTTTTTCTATAAATTCACTTCAAAGTGTAGTATATTATGGAGATGTATTTGCTACTAATGGTAGTATATCATCAAATTCAGTAAAACGACAATCTGGGTTACAACTTCAATTATTAGATACGAATGATACTATTTTATACGCAAGTATAGTTTTTGGGTCTAATGACAGCGGTAATATGGGAAACTTCCGTTATTGCCGTATTGATGGGGGTTCTCTACCAGTAACTAATCTATCTTCAAGTCCTACAACAACAAATATAGTAAATCCCACAGATGCATCACAACTTTTAAAATCTTTACTTCCAGTAGATACAGCACCCGCTAATATAAGAAAAATACGACTTGTAAGAAAAGTTGATAGTAGTCCAGCGAGTGGTTATGCTGCTGAAAATGTAATTGTATCAGAGGAAATACAACTATGGATAAATGGCGTTAATATCGCAGCAGATCTATCACCATCAGCAGCATCTCTGTCTGATGTATATGACAACGCCCCACAATATGCCGCAGATAAAGCAATTGATGATGTTGTAGGTAATAACGCTTTAAAAGCCATGAGTGGTGCTGATAATGATACAAATATTAATGAATTTATTTCTATAACATTAGCGTCTAATATAAGAGTAACAGATATAGAGAGTATAGTTCATTTTGCCGATGATGCTACAAGTGCTAATATTTTAAGACAAAAAGGGTTGGTAATTCAGTTATTAGATTCAGCAAATGTTGTTTTATATCAAACTGCTAATTTCCCAGTTAGTAATGGAACAGAAATATTTTATCGTTTTGATGGGTGTAGATTACCCCTTGAATATTTTACAACTTTTTCGTCTTCTGCTGTTAAAACCAAAATTATTCAATCAGCGACCGCCAACCAAAATGAAATATTTAAAATACCTACATTTTTTTCAACGCCACCAAATACTGGCTGTATTGGAATCGGAATAGATGCTGGTTCAAGCGGTCAAGAACAGAACTCAATAGCAATAGGACATTCCCCACAAGAGTTTTCTGCTTCTGAATCATGTATAGGAATCGGTGTTGACGCTGGTAGAGATTTTCAAGGTCAGTATGGAACTTCTGGTGCTGATGACGGAATTGGTAGGTCAATTGCTTTGGGTAAATCTAGTGGAAAAGAGAATCAAAGAAATCTCTCTATGGCGATTGGATATTTAGCGGGTGAGGAAGATCAAGGAATTAACACAGATGGTGGGGATAGTGGGGAAGCAATAGGAATAGGTAGGGCTGCGGGGCGATTTAATCAAGGTAGTTCCAGTATTGCGATTGGTAAATGGGCGGGGTATGGATTACAAGGGACTTCATCAGAACCTCAAAAACCAAACACAATTAATTTTGCTTCACCTAACCCTATCGGTTCATCGGCAAACACAAACGCAAATGCTTTATATTTTGAAAATATCAGATTTCTTGATCTGGACGATGCGGGTATGACTTCTGCGGGGTTTAGACGACTTCATTATAACACTACGACAAAAGAATTAAATTATTATGTCCCACCATAAGTTTCATTATGTATTATATTTTAATTGAATATAATATATCTATATAATATAAAATGGCTGTATATAATCCACCAATAGGAAACGGGACATTACAATTTAATACAAATGATTATATAATTCAAAATGATAAAACGCTTTCATTTTTAGAAGCAGACAGCAGATATTCTCAAACAGCACCAGTAGTAAATATTACTGGAACTGATCCCACATTTACAAGTGTTGTTAGAATTGGTGAAAAAAGCGGATCAGCAACCGCTGGAACTAATGTAGTAGAAATAGGTAGTGATGAAGTGGCTATTACTGGGACATTCCCTTTAAAAGTCAGTTTAGGGGCTGACGCTGGGGTTGATGATTCTCGGGAGGAGGGAGTTGCAATTGGTTACAAAGCGGGGAGAGTAGATTTTGGTAGATTTGAAGGAGGTGGAACTGGTGGTGATGGTCGGGGTGTTGCTGTTGGGTACAATAGTGTTTCATACCAATCAACAGAGGGTAGTGTGGGGATCGGTGCTTTTTCTGGGGCGGCACGAAGCGGGTTCTCTGCTAGTCGTGATTCTGCTGTATCCGTAGGTGCTTTTGCTGGAAGAGCGAAACTGGGGACTGCTTCTATTGCTTTCGGTTACGGGAGTGGTTTCGGTCTAGATGATGCGGGAGCAGAACGACCATTTGGTTCATTTTGCACGGGATTAAATGGAACGGGGGCTCTGATTAATTTCGGTTGGGACGGATCAAGTAGAATAGATGGACTTTCTGAAAATAATCGCCTTTTTATAACACCAATTTCAATAATTCAACCATTAAGCGTCCCAGATAATCCTATGTGCTATGACACGACTTCAAAAGAAGTTACTTACGATTAAGTTTAGGATATAAATCTATTTAATAAAATATTGTATTATTATATAGATATGGCTGCTTATGAAAAACCAAATGGGGGAGATATTATAGGATTTAATTCAGTTAATTTTTCAGCCATTAATGATTCAAAATTAACCATTTTAGAAGGAGATGAAAATTTTTACAAATTGGGTGAAACTGGTGGATCTTCATGGACTGGGAACAAATTTACAAATGGTGCTGGTATTTCCGTTGGAACAGAATCTGGTGCTGTTTCACAAGGTAGTAGAGCGTTGGCGTTAGGTGTTGAATCTGGAAAGACGAATCAAGCTAAATACGCAATAGCAATTGGGAAACAAAGCGGGAAATCAACTCAATCAAATTACGCTGTGGCTGTCGGATTAAAAGCGGGAGAATTTTCACAAGGTGATTCGGCTACGGCAATTGGTGAATTAGCGGGGAATCTGAATATGGGAGCAGAAGCGACAGCAATTGGATATAAAGCGGGTATGGAAAATATGGGTGCGAAAGCAACAGCAGTCGGTTCGTTTTGCTGCCCTTATAGCATGGGTGCAAATAGTTTGGCTATTGGTAATTATATAAATAATAGTTCATCTCACCCTTTAAAAGCGGGGGTTATAGCAATAAATGCTACGGGTGTTAATCGTAATTTTGGTTGGGACGGAGATAATGTAATAGTATCAGCTAATACAATCTATATAGACCCTATTCGTCAAGACGAAGTAAATGCTTCTACTAAAAGAAAACTATACTATAATCCAACTACATTTGAAGTTGTATACGGACAAGCACAAACTTAAACAATTTAGGGAGATTTATTGAAATATTATATATTCACATAGTATATAATATGTCATATACACTTGAAAGTCCAATTGATTTGACTTATGAGATTAAATTTAACGCAATTGAATATTCCGTAGATGAATTAATTTTAGATTCACATGTTCGTATTAGAGTTGTTTTCTCTGGTGAAAAGGGTCATCATCAAGTAAAATACGCTGTTATAGAAGGTGATGCTTATGATTCGTGGGGTTCAGATGATAGTGTTATTGTTAAGTTATTGGTTGCAAATATTGTTTCTCTCGGTAATTGTGATAGAGAACTCGTTATTGCTTTTCCCCTTGCTGGTGAAGCGGAAGAAGTAGAAGTATCAAAAGAAGATGAAGATGTTATTGATGAAGAAGCAGTTGCCGTAGATGTGTCTGGGACTGATGTAGATATTTCTGGTTATGTCGTAGATCTTTCTAATAATAATGTCGTAGCTGTTGATGTATCGGGTGTTCCCATAGAATAGATTTAGAAATAATTAGGTTTATCTATTATTTTTTTATATATATAGTTTATATAACAAGATGCTTACTAATATTCAACTAGAAGATCTATGTGAAAGAATGGATATACCACTTGAAAGAATATGTTTTAAAGACCAACTTAAAGACCAGAAACTGGTTTATAATCGTTCGTATATTATCAATATGGAAGACGCTATGTCAGAAGATGGAGATAGAAATGACGGCAGTCACTGGGTCGCATTACAAGTAAATAAAACTAAAAATGGAGCTATTTTCCCTATGTATATGGATAGTTATGGATCACCACCCCCTACTGATGTTACTGAATTTGTTGGGAAATTTGTTCCCTATAATACAAAGGATATACAAAGTATGATGGCGGATTTCTGTGGGTGGGCGTGTTGTGCTTTTCTATATTACATAAACACATATCCAGATAGAACGAAAAACTTAAATGTAGATTCCGCCCACTTTTTAGAAATGTTTGACGACCTAAATACATCGTGTGATTTTAAAAAGAACGAGTATATACTCAAACTATTCTTCCAGAGCACAGACAAGGAGAATAGAAAACCTATTGATGTCGGACTAGATCCAAACAATATTTCAAAAGATAATGGGGCTATTCATATCCCAACGCATTTAGGAAAAAAACTTTAAGGGGTTTTTTATAAAAAAATAGAGAGAATAGAGAGAAATAACACCATAATAACATTAAATTATTTTTATTGTTATTAGTGATAAATTTGAATTGATATGTTTAGGAATAATTATACACAAATAAACAATTAAAGTTATATAGAGATAAATTAATATATGTACCTATTATATAAGATGAACTTTCTAAAAGGTTGCAAAATTGAGGTTGATGATATTCCCAAGTATGCTGATTTTAACGGCAAATTCACAGAGCATATTGACAGCAAATTATGTAATATGATTATTAAAAATAAATATGACGATTTTGTCATTACTCATCACGAAACGGGTAATGAAATATCCCCAATCATGACAAGGGTTAAGGAATTACTCGGTGGTGTAAAAAATAATAAAAGTCAAGTCAGTTTCTCACAAACATCAGTTCAATTGGGACGATATTATGGGGATACATTTTGTGCCTTACCTAAAAAAATAAAACATACACTATTTAAGTATGCTAAAATGATAGACATAGATCAACATAAAGGACACGCCCGAATCGCAGTAGGGTTAGGGATTAAAAATGGTGTCCGCTTTACATATATGGAAGAGTATGTGAATAACGATTTAAAAATATTTAACGAGATGGCGGAATGGTATGGTATTGATATTAAAAACAAAACAACTGGTTCTCAAAATAAAAACAGATTAAAATGGTTCTTTAATCTTACTATTTATGGCGGTGGATATGACACAGAAAAGGGTTGGCTACAAGGTTTAACAAATCCATCTGAAAAAGATATTGGAGAAGGGTATTTACCATTAGAACTTAAAACAAAAGAAATGATGCCTTTTATGAAAAATTTTAAACAAGATTGTAAGAGATTAATATTATCTGTCTATCAAACTAATACCAGTATTCAAGAACGATTAGCAAAACAAGAGGGTTATGATGACCTTGAATTACACGAGAAAAAAAACAGATGTATATCTTACTTTATGCAAGTCATAGAAAATGATGCCTTATATCACGCCTATAAGTATCTTAAAAAAAACGGGTTCATTACTCGTAAAGATGTATCCCTTGAAAGTGATGGTTTATGTTTCCCCCCTAGAAAACCAATTAATGATACTGATATTGAGGAACTTAATAAATATGTGGTTAAAAGAACTGGTGGTTTCCCTATCAAATATGTCATTAAAAAATACGAAGATGAGAACATTTACCACGAGTTGATTGAAAAGCGTGAGAAACTCATCATAGATGACGAAGAAAATCCATTAGATGAGGAGGGGGACATGGACGCTGATGACGAGAACTATAAATTAATGAAAGATGAATGGGATAAGGTGTTTAGAAAAGTAGATGATGAAGATCTTTATTTCAAATTATCTGATAGAGAACGAATATCATCTAAATCTGCCCGTCAAATGAAAGATATATATATGGCGAAATCATACGGGTTTTATCTTAAAAAAGTTGGTAAAAATGAATGGGTTGAGGACAAATCTAAACCCAAGTCATTTATAGATAGATGGCTTAAAGACGAAAATAAACCTACGGCATCTGGTTATGGTGTTTATCCACCACCTACATTAGTTCCAGAGGGACATATTAATCTCTGGTCTAAATTTCCATTCCAAGATTTAGAAATGGAATATACTAAAAAAGAAAAGGAAATGGAAATCATTTTAAATCTTATGAAAGTTTTATGTAATAATTGCGAAATTCAATACGAACACCTATTAAAATGGTTGGCTCACATGTTCCAGTTTCCCGCTGATAAAATTGGTAAATTTCCTATATTTATAGGTGATGAAGGTATTGGTAAGGGAACATTTAATAAAATACTGCGTAGGTTAGTAGGAAAATTTAAATACTTGGAAACATCTCAACCAGAAAATCAAGTGTGGGGAAAATTCAATCATCTAATGGGTGATGCCTACATAGTAATTATTAACGAGTTCGGAAAGGGAAACTCAAAAGATGCTGAGGGTAGAATTAAGAATATTCTAACAGATGAAACTATGAATATCAAAGGTGAGGGTGATAAACCTTATTCAATTGAATCAGTCCATCGTTTCATGGGTGGAACAAATAATGAAGATCCAATTAAAACAAAGAAGGGAGATCGCCGTAATTGGATTATCCGTTGTAGTGATGAATTAAAGGGAAATATGACACATTTTGTAGAATTAAATGCTATTATCGGGTGTGATGATTGTATGAGAACATTTTATGAATATCTTATGACTATTGAATGTAGTGATATTAGATTATCTGAAACACCCATGACAGAATACCAGAAAATTATACAAGATGCAAACATAGATATTATTGAATTGTATATTAAAAATTTAACTGAAATATTCTATCGTAAGGGTTATTATGAAGATGATGTTGAATGTGAAACAGAAGATGATGATGATGGTGAATCTGGCGTATTAAAAGGATATACCAGCGAAGAAATTTATAATTCATTTCGGGACTTTAAAACAGATCAACATATTCATAATTACGAATGTAATAAAATAGCCCTTATGAGAAGAGTAAAATTATGGGCTTATAATAATAAATTAATAGAAACAAAAAAAACAAGAACAGCGAACTTGTCAGTTTTTAACTTTAAAGGATTAGTTAAACATTTTAAACTAGAACCAGAGTGTTTAATAAAGTTTTAATAATATATAAATAATAAATGATTTTGTTTATTATTTATTTAACAAATGTGGAGGGTCGTGGAAGGTGGAGGGTTAGACCCCCCCAAAACTAATGTTAGGACAGATACTTTTTTGGTTTTACTGAATCAAAAAAACCATCTCCACTCATTCTGTCATTTTAACTATCCAACTATCCACACTATCCACCTTTTGTAAATATATACTACATATCCTTATATTCCCTTACCATATAGGTAAGAAAGTAGTAATAAAGAGGAAATAGAAAAGTGTGGAGGGTTGTTGTGGAGGGTTGTATAAGGCAACCAACTATCCACCCTTTTCTGGTTTCTGGGACTAATCTACCCATTTTCTTTAAGTTAAAACACTATATATATTAAAAAAACACCCCCTAAAAAAATAAAAATGTGGAGGGTTGATAAAAATCCAAAAAAAAGGTGGAGGGTTGATGATTATTTTAATATTACTATAATTTATATGTCAGAAATAACTATTGATGACTCAGCATTTAGTGAAATACAGAAATACTACGATGGAACATTAAACACAGATAGAAGCACTTATAAATCATCAAATGATGAACCTACGCCTATATCATGTATTAATGAAATGATTAGTAAAATACCAAATGAGTTATGGAAAATGAAAGATTTATCTATATTAGACCCGTGTTGTGGTAATGGAAACTTCCATATACCCATTCTATTTGAGTTATTAAAACATCACGATAAAAAGACAATAGTAGAACAGATTTTAGAGTTTAATGACATTAACGAAGAGAGATTAGTAAATGTCCGTAATGTGTTCTGTGCTAATAAATATGATTTAAAAATATCTAAACACAACTTTCTTACATTTGAAAATGTTAAAAAATACGATTTAATAGTAGCGAACCCGCCTTATGCAAAGTTTATGGATAATGGTAAAAGGTCTTCTAAAAACCACAATTTAATAAAAGATTTTATTGAAACATCACTATCCCAACTAAAACAAAACGGGTATTTATTGTTTTTGACACCTAATAACTGGCTTTCATATTCCAATAAGAATGTACTGATTAAAAAACTTACAGAATTACAAATTATTCATTTAGATATTCATTCATCTAAAAAGTATTTCAAAAAAATAGGTTCAAGTTTCACTTGGTATATTATCCAGAACCGCCCCTTTTATAAAAACATAAATGTATCTGGTGTTTGGAAAAAAAAAGAGTATATTAGTTCAGTAGTATCACAGAAACGCAATTACATTCCATTATTGTATTCTCAAATGGTGCAAAGTATTCTCTCTAAAACTATTGATAATGATGAACTCATGAAGTTCAATTGTCAAACCAGTAGTGATTTACATAAAACCACAAAAAAACATTTAATAAATGATACTAAAACAGATGTGTATAAATACAAATTAATTCATACACCAAGTCAAATAGTATACGCATCACAACCGCATAAATTTCAAAATGGTATTAAACTATTCATCTCTCTAACAGACAAATATAAACTATTTATTGATAATTGTGGAATGACCCAATCAATTATGTTTATAATGTGTAATGACAGAGAACAAGCAGAGAAATATTTACAGATATTACAACACCCATTATATGTTTTTATTAATAACATTTGTAGATATGGAAATTTTAACAACATAAAAATATTAAAAAGTTTTCCCTTACCAGACATGGAATATTCTGGTAATCCACAAGATATATATGACTATTTTAATATTACAAAAGACGAAATAGAATATATTAATATGAATTATATTTAGGTAAATTAAAATATAGATAAATATTATATATGACAGAGATAAAACGGGATCTAACGGATACACGCAAAGAAGGGTTAGATAAATTTTATACAACTAGTGCGTGTTCTAAAAAGTGTATTGACACTATATTCGGACTATATGATATTCCCAAATGGGATTTAATAGTAGAACCTAGTTCTGGCGACGGGAGTTTTTTTAATCAAATACCAACTGATAAAAAGGTTGGGTTAGATATTGCACCAGAACACGAAGATATTATAAAAATGGATTTTTTTAATTACAACCCACCAAGCGATAAAAAAAATATAATGGTATTGGGAAACCCACCATTTAGCGGTTCATTAGCGGTTCATTTTTTCAATCATTCTGCGAAATGGGCGAATGTAATAGCATTTATAATACCGAGAACTTTTAGAAAGCGTAGTATCATAAATAGATTAAACAAAAACTTCCATCTGGTATATGATGATGAACTACCAACTACCCCATGTTGTTTCACACCAAAAATGTCTGTGAAATGTTGTTTTCAAATATGGGAACGCAGAGATATTGAAAGACCTAAAATAACATTTCCAAAAAAACATAATGATTGGGAGTTTTTGAAAACTGGAAGCGGTAATACAATAGGGCAACCAGAGTCATCATTAGATGCTGATTTAGCTATTAGAGCGTTTGGGGGACTGGTTGGAGAGATACGAGTAGATAATTTTAATGAATTAACAACTCGTTCTTGGTTATGGGTTAAATCAAATATTTCTCTGAATATACTAGTTAAACGACTTTCACAATTAGATTACTCTTGTGGAATGAATACAGCCCGTCAAAATAGTTTGTGTCAGTATGAGATTGTTGCTTTGTATTCAGAGAAATATTAATATGAATTATATTTAGGGAAATTATTATATAATCGTATATTATAGTATGCAAAAAGACGAAGTTTATTATTTTCATCAGACACCAGAAACACTTTGTTCTGAACTGGTTAAACATATTCCAGATCTCACCACAGAAGATGTTGTTTTTGAACCATTCTCTGGGGAAGGTAATTTTGTTAGAGCATTTCCCGATAATCAGTTCTTAATAACATCTGAAATACAAGATGGAAGGGATTATAAAGATATAGATTTAGAAACTACACTTATAGATTGGGTTATAAGTAATCCACCTTTTCGTCTGGAAGAGCCAGATGGTGAAGATGGTGCAACCAAACGAGTTAATGCTTTTTTTAAATTAACGGAATATTTTTGTGGTAAGACAAATAAGGGGGTTGCTTTTCTGGGTAATAGTGATTGTCTTTCATCACTTACACCACCCAGATTGAAAAAGTTATATGAAGAGAAGCATGTCTATATCTATAAAATTGTAGTTTGTAGTGTCAAAAAATGGCGTGGAAGGTATTATTTTATCATCTTCAAAAATCGTTATACACGAGAAGAAGAACATCATGAAATAAAAGAAAGGTTTGACTTTTTTGATTTTATAGAAGGTTCATTTTAATTTATATATATAATAGTTAATAGTTTAAAATTATTATATATAGGTATTGTATAATGGGATTTGGTTTAGCAGATTTCAGTAAAGTAGAAAATGTGGATAGATTACGAGTTATTATAATGGACGCTATGGAACACTACCCATTAAAACCCTTTAAGCGTCTTAAACCGAGAGAACAAAAACGCTTTAATGAGAAGTTGAATGATTATATCACTCATCTTCCCGATACAGAAAAAGAATGGGATTTAAAATTACAATCTGATTTTAATGAAGTATGTCAGCGTGAGATTTTCACCGAAGATTTTGATCCTAACAAGGTAGATATAATGCGGGGTGTCTATCCAGAAATTGAAAAGCGACTTGATGCCGAAGACGAGATACGCCATAAAGAATATGCTGAAAGAACCAAAAAAGAACAAGAAGAATATGAAATAATAAAGAAAAATGAAGATGAATTTACAGCAATAACTGATGACAGCGACGATGAATAAGTAAATATCAACCTATTTTAATTGTATATATATAGATTTTTAAATGTATATATATGTTATAACAGATGTCAATCCCAACTGGCGTCAAACCCGCTGATTTAGCGAAGTACAGAGAAACCTATATGTCTAATTTAAGATTGAAAGCGGCAAACATTCAGAAGTCCGCTGATGCGATCAATATTTTAGAAGAAACTGGTGAAGTGGTTAAGATGAGAGATGACACTAGAACGGCGAGTGATAAGCGTGGCGATGTTTTAAAAATGAAAGTTGAAGTGTTACAAGACCTTTATAAAATAACCAGTCCCGACGAAGCAGAAGCTATTATAAGTGAATTAAATGATACAGAATTAACATTTTTAAACGATGCTATGGCTCTTATTATTCCCGATATTCAGATAAAATACAGAAAGGGTGTCCCTTCCCCTATATTTGTAGCATATTTAAGACAAATGATTAAGAATGCTGAACGAACATTAGGGGTGAGATATGGTCTTCAAACGGGCGGGACTGAAACCGCTTTATTAACGGATAAGAATATTGTAGGAACACTCGTTAATTTTGATACACTTGACCGATTAGAAGATATTGTAAATGTGTCTACTGATAGTCCTATGAAAACTAATGTGTTAGAAATGATTAGAGTTTTGCGAAGACAAATACCTACTCGTGATGAACTCGCAGATTTAAGACAATTCCCAGTTCAAAAGGATATTAGAGCGTTATTAAGTAAAATGCTTGATAATGTCCCATCAAATAAAGATATTATTGTTTTGATTGAAGATTTAGAAGGTGCTGTTACTCGTAGGGATCTTATGGATAGTGATAAGATCCTTTTTAAAATTGCCGAGAAAATCAGATTACCTAATTCAGATATTCTAGAAAGAGAAGCCCTTGTTTCATTAGTTAAGACAGAACTTAAAAGTGGTGATTTTAACCGCCCCCTACCAGAAGCAGAAGCTGAATTTGTAGATGGTGAATCGGCACTATTCACACCAGAATCATTTAGGCAATTGAAAGTATCTAAACAAAGAGAAATTTTAGAAAAACTGCGTGTTGCTGGTGATATTAAGATGGGTAAAACTATTCTGAACCGAGCAAGTAGTGCTTCTATGACTGCTATATACACAGATTGGTATGAAAGACAACCACGATCATTACCAACATCAGTAGCAAGAGTTGTGGAAGATACAGATACTATAAAAGGAACTGGTATTGCACTACGACCAGTTATGAAATATGACATGGATAAGCGTGGATTCCATAAATTAGGAAGCAAATGGATTCGTAAGAGTGATTTAATGAAGGGAAAATTGTGTATCCGTCAACCATCTAATCAATCTGTCCCATCTCTTCCAGTTCAAAGAATTTCCAAAAAATTAGCAAACATTTTAACTTGTATTTTAGATCATGGGAAACCAGAATATAGTGACCTTGAAGAACTATCAGAGGAAGATAAACTACTTTTATCAACTATATCATCAACAACTAAATTGGGTTCAAAACTATCCCTCCCTACACCTAATAAAAGTAAAAATGAAAAAGAAGAACACCGATTCCAAGTATTAAAGGGTCAAATACTGGCTGGAAATGACAGCCCTCAAATAGTTAAGGAACTTAAAACGCTTCTTATGAAGTTTATGAATGATCGCCGACTATCTAAAACCGAAGTCCTTTCTATACTTGAAACTCTTGTATCTATGGGTTATTAATTTAGGAAATGATGATAAATAAATATATCGTTATATTATAATATGTCTTCGTCTTCTCACAATAATACTGGGTCGCACACTCTAGTTTTAAATAAGGATAATTTAGTTGATGATGGTAAAAACTCTACTTTGGTGTATAAATTCCCTACATCAGTTCAGTTCAAAGACGAACAATTAGCAATAGCCCAATTACAACTATACTACTCATGGGAAAACATTAATGTAACCCCACTCAATAACAACTCATTTCAGTATCAGTTTCCTACTGCTGCTGGTGCTTATACAACTCATACAATCACGATCCCTAACGGACTTTATGAAATTAGTGATATTAACTTTTATTTACAGAGTCAGATGATTATCAATAATCACTTTTTAGTTAATGCAAGCGGTCAGAATGTATATTATTTAGAATTAAAAGTATCACCCACAGATTATGCTATTGCTGCTAATATGTATAGTGTCCCGACCTCACTCCCAACGGGTTTCACCAACCCCGAGAGTATGCCTTTTAGTGCTGGGGGACAAACAACAAAATTAATAATCCTATCAACCAACAATTTTAGCGAAACCATAGGATTTAATGCTGGGACATTTCCCGCCTCAACACAAACAACAGATCAAACACAAAAATCTTCTGATTTCACTCCCCGCAATATACCATCAGTCCAACCAAACCGAAACATCATAGTTACATGTACTGGAATAAATAACCCCTACGCTAATCCTCAAACTAAAATTTTCAGTATAGCACCTAATGTTCCTATTGGTGGATATATTGACTACTCCCCGCCCGAGTTTCTCTATAATGATTTAGCAGATGGTTATTTCAACGAATTAAGAGTGCAACTTTTAGATAGAGATGGCGTTCCTCTAACAATTTTAGACCCCGATATTACTATTTTATTAACAATAAGAAACATATTAGCGAAATAGATATATGGGAATAATAATATATTCATTTTATAATCACTTATAAATATATAATGAATACGATTTACACATCTGGATTAGGATATATATCTACTTCCGTGATCTCTCAAAGTTTAGGAACTTTCAAGGCAAATTCCACTTCTAAAATTCAAGGAAGCGGGTTAAAAGAACAATTAGACAAGAAACTAGAGGGTTTAGACCTAAATTCTAGAAATAAGAACATAAAATTTTCCGTAGATTAATATTTAAAGGAAACTATCATGACATTTTTATATTGTTATATATTATAATGTCTTCCGATAAACTGGTTTTTGATATGGCTATGGCGGGTTCTTCCGCCCCTTCTGTTTTCATCAAG